ACAGATATAGCTAATTGCTGATTGAACAATGTACCTGCACGTGAGATAGATTGTACCAAGTACTGCTTTTGGAAATCTGTAATTTCACTAGGTTCATCACTTCCATCTGAAGAATCATTTGATGCTACTTCAGTTCCATTGTACCAATGTTCATGATTAATTACAGAAGATATTCGTCTAGTTGCATACTGAGATAACTGTTCTTGCCCCTTTGGTAGTTTAGTTTGTGGTCCCAAGTGAGCCATTTTATCCCAGCTTTCACTTAATTTATATGTGTACTCCGTATAGACACCAGTATTTATGTCATAAAACGCACATTCGGTAGCCCACGCACCTTGTCTAAGTTTTTTCATCATGTCTATCTCAGACCTGAATGAAAGTTCTTGAATCTTTCTATTTGCCTTACTTTCTGTAGCGGTTATATTTGCTGGTTCATACTCATAGATAGCAACAGGACCAGAACCATTAAATTTTTTAGGATCTGGTGATACTACGGAATCTATACTCTTAAAGTTGAATCCATCACGATCTTCCCAAAAGAAGTATCCAGAACTGCCTTTCAATTGTTTTGCATCTTTAACATCATCAGATTTGGTATCAACAGTACTACTACCACTACCATCAGCAATATTTGATGAGGTCTTAGAAGAACCTGATGTAAATATCTCCTTAGATATTGCTTTAGGTTGTAGATCCCTGATAACAGCAAATGGTGATTTGCCAGCAGGGATTATCTTCATCATATTAACACTCTCTTCAATTTTTATCTTGGGATCAGGTACATTAAGATAGTCTATAAGAAGAGACTTGACCATTCCAGATGCAGTATTAGTAAGAACTTTATTTACTTTAACACCTTCATTAGTAAGTGCTTGGTCTCCAATCAATCCTAAAGTGTATATTTGTCCCTTATCAGTCAGGACTCTATTAGCCACCTTCCATACACGAAAGTCAAATTGATGATCCTCACCCTCAGAATCTGTAACTGCAATAACAACTTTCTCAAATCCTGTAAGAGGCATGTCAGCAGGAATGTTAAGTGCTTTATCAAGGAGTACTAAAGTACCAGATATACTAGGTGAGAGTAAATCCTCGACGTATTGAAAACTTGAAAACATATCTTTCAGGTTTGCATATGGATTACCCATCTCTTGACCAACTTTCCAGATGGAAATAAACTTCAATGAATATTGTTCTGCTTTTAAATTATTATTTTCCATCAATTAGCAACTCCATTGTAAACAAATTGATAGTCACCAACCTGAGTTTCTCCCATATTATCAATATGAGATACTGGTTCATCAGCAATACCCATATCATTGTTAATCGTTCCATTATTCATGTTTATAAACTCTGGTGCATTGCCGTTGCCACTTAACCTATTAATAGAATTCTCTCTAGAAGACATATCAACAAAAGAAGATCTTTCATTACTACCTGCTGGAGGAGCCCAGTCTGGTCTAGGACCAGTATATCTAGGATCATTATAATATGCATGTGGACCATGCATCTGATCATATTGAGCAGTTGGATCTGGGAATATCATATCAGTGAGTAAAGGTATCCTACTTGCTCTTCCTAACAATCCACCACCAGCTTTAAGTAACGGTGTTGCCTTACTCATCAAACTCAAACTTCTACCTCCTGCTGGAGATGTCATCAATCGTCTGACTGAATTAGCAGTTGCACTGTTAGGATATTTACCACCCAATAATCTCTGAGCTAAATTCATTCCCTTAGTTGCTTGCTTAGGTTGAACAGCAACCTCTGGTGATATACCCAAACGTGATAACCATCCAGGCAATCTCATACCAGAACCTCTAGGTGTTAGTACATTTAATACCTGACCTCTTCCAGCACCAAGATTGCTAACACCAGTTCCTGGAAGACCCTTAACACTGAAAGGATTCAGACCAGTAGCACCAGGTCTAGCATACTGAGCAGCATTCCAGAAATCTGGTGTTAGGAATGACTTACCTCTACCAGCCCAACTCAAAGCATTGCTAGGTCTAAATCCACCTGACATAATACTAGATGCTCTAGCATTACTGGTTCCATGAAATAGGTTCTGTAAACTACCTGCACCACTTAAACCTGGACCTCCAACACCATAAGGACTAACAACTCCACCTGTACCGCCACCACCATCATCCTTTGCTCCCTTTCTAAACAGTCCAAATATATCCCACCACGCACGTCTATTCTCAGACTGTTGTTTCTTATATACTTCTTGATTTCTCTGTTCAGTTTGTACTGTCTTTTGCTCTAATAGATTATTAACATTTCTAGAAATACTTGGAGGTTCGTTAAATGCATCAGAAATAGGAGTAGTTACTCCTTTTATTGCTGTCTTCAATCCATGCATTCCTGGAATTGCTCTGATAGCATTACCAGTAGCAGCCATCATTCCCAATCCAGCAACTTGCATTGGCAATGACATAGCATCAATAAGTTTTTCTTCAGTGAACTTATCTCTCTTTAAAGGATTCACTGGAGACTTCATAACATTACCAGACCTCTCAGATGGTCTCTCAGCAAAGAAGTTCATCGCTGGCATCTGTGGAACAGGTGGCATACTTGTTCCTGTCTCGTACTGTGGACTACGAGTTACACCATCAACAGCACTTGGTTGTCCCTGTGTAAAGTTATTGTCTATTGGTGTGATCATCTCATCACCATGCAACCTAACTAGGTAACCACTATCAGGACCAGAGACTATACCACCCTGTTCAAAGTTAGGAACATCAACTCCACCAAAATCATTCAGATCCAACTCTTCATTATCAAGATCCAGATTATTCTCTAATTCATTCTCTTGCCTTGTCTTTTCTGGATCCCCACCAAGCGGAGTAAATCTTTCAGTACCAGAGAAATCATCCTCTTTCTTTAATTCTTGCTTTACTTCTTTGGTTTCTGATTGATCAATTTGTTGTTTAGCAAGTGCCATTTGCTGATTCAATATATCAGCGATAGCATCTAACTTGTCACCTATAGTGTCACTACTAACTTCAAGACTCTTAGCAAGAGCAAGATTAGAATTTTTTGCAGAAGAAATATCAGACTCTAAACTAGCCTGTTTTTGATTAATAGAAGAAACAGTTCTGTTTAATGATTCTGCAATAGCAGCAAAGAATACACCTAGCTTCTCATCCTTAACTTTAACTGCTGGTTTATTTGTAGTAGATTCATACCTCTTACTACCTGATGACAGTAGTGAAGTCTGTGGTTGTACATTACTAGGTGCTCCACCAGGTGTAACATTAATCATGTTACCAAGAATAGTATCATGTGGTACTATCTCAGGATCTATACCACCACCCCCACGAGGACCACCACTACCACTAGGGTTAGATGCTGTAGGTTGAGGATTTATAGGACTTGCAAACGGTGTACTCTGACCTCTAGCAAAATAAGAAGGATAATTAAACTGACTTTGAAAACTCCCTCTCCTAAGAAAGCGAGGAGTCATCATATATTTCAATGCTTGACCAAAAAATTCTCCTTTATGAAGTCCCAAATTATCTTTATCAAGCTTATTGGTATCTGCAGCTTGCATGGCACGTGCTTTCTCACCCTTAGCCATGCTGGCAGCATCAAGTAGAGCACCAATAATTTTGGGACTTGCTCCTGCTGTAAATGTAGAGGTGTATCTGGCCATCCTATCCTGCTAACGTTGCTTGTTTGTATAGTTCAAGATTATTAGTCACTATCTTAGTCCGACTTGAGGTTTTTTTAACAGTAGTTCTATTGATCACATTGTTATTTAACACAACGACCCTCAAATTTTTTGATTTAGAATCAAGATCATCATGCATTTTACTACCATTGACTAAATCATCCAATAAAGATATTGATATTGGTGACTGAATTGGTGGTGCTACATCAGGTGCTTGTGAATGTAACTTAGGAAGATGCTTCAAATGTTCCTGATTTGGATGGATATCACGTAACAAATCTAATGTTGGTCGATTCCTTCTTTCTTTTACATCATGGAACCATTGAGACTTTACTCCAGGTCTATTATCAGGATCAGCAAATTCTAATTGTCTTACTGCTTCATTAAAATTACCTTGCTCTAATGCTCTACGCATCGAAGGAAAGTTATCTAAGAAATTCGGACCCATGTTATACACTAGGTCTATCAATGCTGCTCTCTGTCTCTTAGTAGCAGAATCCCAACCAGGAAGTCTCTTTGCTGCCTCTAGATGATGTTCCCAGTCCATCTCAAATAATTCTTGAACTCTTTCATCTGAAATCTCATCACCAACTTGTAAATTGCGAATGTCTGTTGGAGAACCAGCATCAATCAAATGTCCTATCCCAACAGTAGGTTTTAACTTAGAGTCCAAATATACATCATTTCTAGATCCCTCCATCTCTTTGATATATTCCTTTTCAAAAGAATAATCATCCTCTGACTTATCTTCAGGTTTCAGTTTATTCAGAATATTATTACCAGATGGAGATACACCACGTGCAGACAATATCAAATTGACAATGGTTCCACCATTAGAATATGCTGTTGTTGAATCAGGTTCAAAGAAATCAACACTAGTATGCCATCCAGACATGTTACCAGCATTATTAGGTTGCATTTTAGCTACTTTAGGTGTATCTACATGATCAAATCCAACCCTACCAAGATAATCACCACCTCTAACAGTCTGACCTGGTCTAACAGCAATTCCACCATCAGGGAAGTGTGCATATAAAGCATCAAATTCCTTGCCATTAGTAGGATCAATACTTCTAATAACTACAACGTTACCGTATGCATCATTATATTTCTTTCCCGTTTCAATAACTACTCCATTAAACAATGAATAATTATTTTTAAAATCGTCGTAACTAAAATCAATTCATGGTTCACCTGATATATCTCGACCTTGTTCACCATGAAATCCGATGGTTTTTTTACCACCAACCAAGTGATGCTTACCCCATCTCCAGACATCACTGCCAGCATCAGCAAAAAACTGTAATGGTCTAAATTTTTTACCACCTTCACCTGTTGCTTCATCAGGAAGTTCAGATTTTTTCATATCAAGACCAAATTGATTCTGTTCTATGAAAGTATCAGATGTAAATGATCTTACTGGGGCAGTTCTCACACCAGTGTTGTAAGAAATACTCCTAACAGCAAATGGCAATGAAGTAATCTTACTACTAATATCTCTATCAACACCAAAATCCTTCGCCATCTTCATACTAGTAGATACTAAAGTATCACCAATATTTTGAATATGACTTGTTGCCATACCACTTTTAGGATCTATAGACTGAACATGTTCTGTACCGTGTAACATACTAACTCCTCTATTCGTCAAACCAAATCTATTACCTTGTTCAAATGCATCTGGTGGTTCTGGTAATCCAAGTGGGTTAATTCCCATGTCCCTACCAATATCAACCGCAGTGACACCCCATCCTATAACAGGTATTGCACTAAGAACTGACAATCCAGCACCAGTCCAATCACCCTGTGATGCTCTGTATGCTGCTTCAACTAATGCTATTCCTGTACCTACACCTGGTATAAGTTTAGCACCCTTACTAACTGCCTTAGTACCTGCCTTAGTAGTTAATTTTTTACCTAGCTTCTTACCAGCACCAGTCATCTTAAGAGGTTTTCTTGCAGCATTTAATCCTTTAGGTGCTCCAGGCACAGCAACATGAGGAAATGGTCTACCAATATCCCTTGCTAATTTTTGAGCAGTTTTCTTTGATTTGATTTTTGGTTTCTTACCTTTCTTTGTTGCTTTTCTTGGATTAATATCCTCACCCAATTCTGCCTTGATATCTCTAGCTGCATCACCTGCAGCCTTAAGTTGTGCTTCAAGACTGTCAGGTTTGATTCCAGAACGCCTAATAGAGTTAAGATTTTCCTTTAAAGTTCTGGTCCATACTTTCTTAGATACATTTGGGAACTTTTTTTTAAGATCAGCAAAGTTTGCTTTTGATATTTTCCTTACAAGTTTTCTTTCAGTACTTCCAAAAAATGACTTAGGCGATCCTCTAAACCTACGCAGTAATTTAAAAAGGTTTCTTGGTCCTCCTTTATTAAGAGTTCCAGCAAGTTTACCTAAACCTAACTTATTAAGTAAAAACTTAATGAGTTTATCAGTTAAACCTCCAAGTATCGCTCCACCTCCAGCATTATAATTTAACCCCTGAAACCTTCTAGTACTTGAGAGATCTCTTTTTAACTCTAATTCCTTCTCCTTACCAGCTATCTGAGCTCTATCTTTAAGAGTACTCTGATAAGAAAACTGCTCATTATATAATGTTAGAATTTTATCTAATTTACCTGCAATCAACTCATTATGATCAATCTGTAAGTCAACACTACCCCTCTGAGATGTTCTTATGTCAGATACAACAGATAGACTTTTAGATACTCTTTGATCTAATTGAGATAACTTCGAATCTATACCAACACCAAAAACACGAGTAACATACTCTCT